CCTCTGAGGATGAATTATATGAGAAGGCACTCAAGGCAAAACTTGGTATAGTATTTCATACCAGTTATCATGGTGATAGTATACAAGGTTTGAGTGCTAAGTTTGGTTATGATGTATCTAAATTAAATGATAGTAAGAATGTGCTAGTCCTAAGTGCAGAGACAGAACAACTTGGTAATGATATTTTATTGAACAAATCTGAGATAGAAACAATGACATCTGTAAGGACTAAAAGTTCTAAACTTGTTGCAGGTACTTTCTTAGATACTATGGCAGAGCATAATGCAGGTAAGGATCAGTTATCTGTTGGTATTAGGCTTAAGATATTCTTCAACCAGTATGTTAGAAGGGGTCAGAAGATGGGAGTTTCTAGTGTAGTCTTAAAACAATTTAAAGAATACTTTGAAGCGGAGTGTAAGAAGGCTGCAGATAAATTAAAGTCAGCTAAGGGTAAGGCAGGTAAACTGACAAAGATGTATGATGGTCTAGACCTTATAGAAAAGCATGAGAAAGATCTGATTAATACTATTGATCTATACAAGAACCTACAACTAGCAAAAGAAATGTTCATCCGCAAATTAGAAAAGGGTGAAAGGTTTGGTACATATCTTCGCACGGAGAATGGGTATAAGATAACAGCACCTGAGGGGTACGTTGCTATACAAGAGGGGAGTAAGGCAGTTAAGTTAGTTGATCGTTTGACATTCTCAGTTGCAAACTTCAATGTAGAAAAGAACTGGGTCGCAGGAGATGGTAAATGAGCACATGTTATTTTACATTTGGTAGATTTAATCCTCCTACCATAGGACATGAGAAACTTCTCAAGGCAGTGCAAAAGGAAGCAGCCTCTGCTGACTGGTTTATCATACCTTCACAGACACATAAGAAACCTAAGGATCCACTACCATATGATTACAAAGCTGCAACCATGAAGAAGATGTTTCCTTGGGCTGCGGATCACATAGATGATAAAGCATGTTGCAATACTATTATCAAAGTTGCACAGCATTTGATGATGAAAGATTACACTGATATAGTGATGGTGGTAGGTTCTGATAGGGTAGCTGACTTCACTGGTCTATTAGAAAAATATAATAGGACAGATGAATACTCATTTAGAACTATTAAAGTTGTGTCTGCTGGCGAAAGAGATCCAGACGCGGAAGGTGCTAGTGGAATGTCTGCAAGTAAGATGAGAGCTGCAGCAAAAGACGTAAAAACAACGGAATTTATGAGTGGTATACCTGATACTTTGACTCCTACAGAGAAACTAGAGCTTATGGCAAAGGTTAGAGAAGGTATGGGCTTATAAATAAACTTGATATGTACACATATATTAATGAAATCCTTCTCTGAATTCGCAAAAACTACTAAGGTTGCGGAAGCAAAGATCACCAAAGATAAGTTCTATAAGAATGAAGTCTATAAGCAAGGTGAGTGGGTTCTTACTGAGAACGGACAAGTAGGGAAGATTTTACGTCGAGGACCTAACTATGTGTTGTGTCTTACTGCTGAAGAAACTACCTTCCGCACTTGGATTACAAACATCAAAGAGGTATTCGAGATTGGAACTGACGCATATCGTGAGTATGTAATGTCGCTTACACCAGGCCAGAAGACGCAGAAACCCTCAGGCACTGTAAAGGTAAAGCAAACAATTCCAACAGACCCAATAAAAGATAAGATGAGCCATCACGAGTCAAAAACTTTAGCACAATTAGCTGCTGAAACTGGATTAAATTCCAAATTCAAATCCATGGAAGAGACATGGAGATACGATAAGTCCGCAATCATAGGTAACACAGACATAAAAGGTCTTGGTGCTGATGGTGTAGGTGGCGGTGACGCACCTGGCATGAAACTTGCAGAACCAAAAGGAACTGAAGGTAAACCAAGTGTTAAAAAAGTTAAGCATTCATGTGCTACTAAGGTAGAACATCCAGAGTGGGGTGCAGGTAACTGCATAAAGGGAGAGCATACTCTACATGAAGATGGAACAGTGACACACTACGATGTTATGTTTGAGCATGGACTAGAGAAAGATGTTCCTGTTGATGATATTACAATCACTAAAGAAGGTATGCATGAGCATGCTGCTAGACCAGAAAGAAATCGTGACGAGATAGGTACAGAATTACCAGTAGATGAAACTCCGCTAGTAGAACCTGCTATCAAGAATATGCCAGAGCATCATCAGAAAGATAAAGATGGTAACACAATTCCACATGACGATGAGATAGCAGAAAGCAAGAAAGCAAAGAAAGATTATGATGGAGACGGTAAGATTGAGTCTGGTAAGGACGAGTACTTCGGATCCAGAGATAAAGCCATCAAGAAAGCGATGGGTAAGAAGGCAATGAAGAAGGAAGAGACAGTAGAAGAAGGTAAGAAGAAAGGTCTCTGGGATAACATTCATGCTAAGAGAAAGAGAGGAGAGAAGCCTGCAAAGAAAGGTGACAAGGACTATCCAAAGACATTAAATGTTGAAGGTAGCATGAAGCAAGCACGTAAGAACGTGGGTGCTAAGACTTGTTGGGATGGATACAAGGCAAAAGGAACTAAGCAAAAAGGTGGTAAGACAGTACCAAACTGTGTTAAGGAGTTCTCTGAGTGGAGATCAATAGCTGAAAAAAAGTAACCTCGACTATCGAGGTGATGCCTGAACTGGAGGATCCCGATGGTCGTAAACAGGCTAACGAACCTATGAAGAAGGTCAATCCTAAGACTGGAAAGGTTCAAGAGGCTTGCAATCACACCGCAGAAGGTGTAGAATGTCCAGTACACGGAAAGAAAGGCTGTCCAGAATAATACATGAGAAAAATTTGGCAAGAGGATGTGATCTGTGATCTATCCTCATTTCGTAATCTTGTAAATGAATTTAAAGAAGTTATTCCAGAGATCATAAGATTTGTGGAGGTCAATCAACCTATCTTACAGGAGTGGGTGCTTGATCAATGGGTAGAGGATAGAAATTTAGGTAGAGTACAACTGTGGGAAGGTGATTGGAAAGTAATTCCTATGCCACTCAATGCTGTAGGCACTACTGCAACAGAAGAAGACTTTGAACTCAGCGAGATGGTATCATTCGTTGAGTTATTTAATACTACGGTAGAGAAGGTGCAAGAAGTATTACCTAAACTGACTGAGAGTATGCAAGAACTGTGTCCTACATTCTACAATGCTATAAAAGAAGATGTAGATGACCAGTTAATTAAGTCATGCACCATAAGTAAACTATCACCAGGCACAAAGATCAATCCGCATTCTGGTGATATTGATTCATTACGTTTACATTACTCTATAATAGATGATGAAGATGCATGGTTATCTGTACGCGGACGTAAGAAAACATGGAAGGTGGGAAGACCATTTGCTTTCCATGATTATGATAAACATTGGGCTCAGCATAACGGAACTCATGACAGAATTGTAGTTATCATGGACTATTCAATCTCCCAACTGGAGAAAAGAGGTATATTTATAGAGAAATGGGAGCAAGAACCTGCTATATAATATATAAATTGCAATTTAATCATGACTAAATTTTTACTCCCCTTTGCTATCAATATCATTGATAAAGCAGTAGACAAAATTCCTGAGGATCTAGAAGATAAGATCAAGTTATTCCTTATCGGACTACTTGAGAAGGCAGCAGCTAAATCAGGAAACAAAGTAGATGACCAACTAGTCGCAGCACTGAAGAAAGCTCTACTTGAATAAATATACTATAGACAACTTTTAGAATCGGAGATTGCCATGTCGCTTTATGGTAAGGACGACAGTAATGCCAATAAAACCAAAGCGGGTATTGGTGTCGCTGCAAGTTCACAAGCAAAAACAATTGTCTTCATTGACGATACTGAAGCACAATTAAAAGAAAACAAAGATAGAGGTGTTGGATCACCTGGCTGGTATTCGTTCTTTACCTACACTGACTGTCATGGTAAGACACGTTATAAGGCAGAGCATCTAGTTACTATCGCAGGTCCTGAAGCAAACGCATCAGAGACTCAGTCAGACGATACAATCGGAGCAGATATT